AATTTAAGTGTATCTACAATACTTGTTTTTAGAACATCCCTATCTACGGTATTAATTCGGACTTTTAAGACATCCAGCGTTGGTAGTTTTTCGTATTCTTCAAGATGAGACATAATTTCACGAACCAACCACTCTGATGCTTCTGAATCAAAGTATTCTGATTTTATAATGTCAAATACTTGGCGAGAAAAACTCCTATCACTCAACAACGCTGATATGATTTTGTTTTGGAACGATGTTCCGTATTTACTTCCGAATTTTTCCATAGACACTAATATACGACTTTATTTTGAATTATCCAAATCTTAAACCAAACAAAGTGGTGATTTATAAACATAACCTTCTGCATATTTTTCAATGTGTTTTGGAAATGGGTATATTACATTACGCTTATAGATTCCATCAATTAATTGATAATGGCTGAGGTCTTCAATCTGACCATCTCTTACAAAATAGTTTGATAATTCGTAATTTTCGTGTATTTCGTTTAATTGACCTGTTTTTGAAAACTCATCAATTCGCCATAATTTTTCTTGATATTGTAAATCTACATATAAATGTAAATCAAATGCTATACCAACAATCCCTTCAAAACACTTTTTAATTAAGTCTGGTTTGTATTCACCTATTAAAGCTAGGTCAACATCCCAACTCATCCAATCTTCTAAAATACCACCCATAGTGTATAACTCAAAGTTATATACTTCAGGCACTTCGGACTTTATCCTTGATATTAAAGTTTTAAATAATGGATGTTCTACACCACCAATTGAAAACCAATTAGTAGCAGAAAATGGACCATACTCAATTGTCCCATACCAAACTCTTGTATCAAAATCATTTACCATCTAAATGCTTCTTAATGAGTATATCTAAATTTAGAAAAGAATTTCTTAACCAAGAATCTACATCAGCAAAAGCGGTATATAATTTGTCACCCATAAACATTTTTTTAAACTCTATAATATCTAATCGGTGAGTTCCACCATCCATAATATTACGAATGTTTGATGTAATAGATGATGATATTTCTGGATTTCGTAATTGCATGAGGTCAAAATTCATTCGTATAACATCTACATTATCCATCAACTTTTTTGATAGTTTTTCATCTACATTAGAACACTCGTTTATGAATTCATCTAACTCCAATTCACCATTGTTTAAAAACGACATTTTGGCTTCTATGGTCTTATCACCAACACCTTTAACACCTTTGATATTATCAGAAGTATCTCCGGTTAGGACACGATAAAACACAAGATTTTGAGGTATTACACCATATTCTTGTCTAACTAATGACTCATCATACATTTTCTTTTTATTAGAAGACCACACTTTAATTCGTGGGTTTATCAATTGAAGAAAATCTTTGTCTGATGATACAATTACCACTTCTTTTTGGAAATAGTGATTTGCAAGATATGCTATAATATCATCCGCTTCAACGTGGTCAATATATGTCAACGACACCGGTAATACTTGTAGGTATTCAATCAGCCGTGCGAACTGATACCTCATTGATTGTTGTTGGTCTTCAAGGTCTTCATAACCAGCCAATCGGTTGATTTTGGTTAAACCGGTCCGACCTTCTTTATAACCACTATATTTTGACTTTCTACGTTGGGACCCGCCCTTACCATCAAATACTACAACTACACGAGTTGGTTTGATAATTCTGATGGTTGCTGCGGTGGATAACAAGAAACCTGTTATACCACCACAGTGTTCACCATCATCATTTAACGCAGGAACTGCCCCAAAGACACGAATGAACTGATTCAATCCATCTACAATAAGCACTCTATCATTTAGGTGTTCTTCTTTAACCTCTAAATGTTCTTTCTTAACTTCTTTAAGGAGTTCTGCGTATTTACTAATCATCAAAATCGGTTAATTCAACATTATCAATGTTTGATTGAGCACTTGACTCTTTGTAAGACATAATGTAAGTATCACAAATTTTTTGATAGATTGTTTCTTTCAATTCTGGTCGTGACTCCATCATTTCTTCAAAGTTCTTGGCTTGGAACTTAATTTCTTCGCCAGTTTCAGTATCCACATAGGTATACCAAGCGCCTGACTGATTTACAAGTTTGTAGGTCTTCATCATTTCTAACCAAGAACCATAATTGTCAATACCACTATCAAAGTAAATATCATAATCAATAGAGCGAAGAGGTGGTCCCATTCGGTTTTTAACCACTTGAGCGCGGGTTTTAATACCCACAACTTGGTCTACACCACCAACTTTTGCTTTTAACTGACCCATTTGTTTTAGTCTAATACGACACGATGAGTGAAACGCAATTGCTTTACCACCGGATGTAGTCCAAGGGTCACCAAAAGACACACCCATACGGGTACGAAGTTGATTTGTAAAGATTAAAGAGATTCGTTCACGCCCAATTAAGTTCGTGACCTTTCTCATAGCCTTTGAAATGATAATTGCCTTTTGAGTTGCATATCCAGCTTGGTCGTAATCAGCAGAAATCTCAACTTTAGTAGAAGCCCCAGCAACGGAGTCAACTACAATAGTTACCAATTTCTTTTTATCACCATCTGCTGCACGGATTGATTCAATGATAGAATCAATTGCTTCAAAAATATCTTCTATTGTTTCCAATGGAACATACAACATTTTTTTAATATCAACTCCAATCGCCTCAAGAAAATCTTGGTTCAGTGCGTTTTCGGTATCAATATAAACACCAAGCCCACCCTTCTTTTGAGTATCTGCAATAGCGTGAGCTGCGAGTAGTGATTTACCACTTCCTTCTAAACCTGTAATCTCGGTAATGCGACCCACCGGCAAACCGCCATGTGGGCGGTTTGCAATGGCGAGGTCTAACATTGGGGAGCCAGTAGATACCCACTCATCCAAATCGGTGGGGGTTTGTTCTGACCCATCCAAGAAGAAAGCCACTTTGTGGACAGACTTAAACTTCTTGTTGAGATTAGAGGCTAGGATAGAAGATAGTTCATCACGAGATGATTCTACTTTTTTAGCCATAAATTAATCGTTGAAAAGGTCATCAAATGCTTCTTTAACATTAGAAGCTTTAGAAGTTGTTTGAGCTGGAGTTGATGGTTGTGAAACATCAGCTGTTTCAGTTTTACCATCCTCTACCTTGCCAGTTTCCAACCATTGTTGAAGCATAGACTCCATTTCATCGTAAGACATGCGTTTGAACATAGTTGATAAATCAATTTGTTCTTTTGCCATCTCCAAGATATTTTTATCTTCTGAAATAGAGGTTGTGTTTGGTTTAACACGAATTGAAGTTTCAGGGTAAGATTTACCAACTTCAGCTGCGGTTTTGAAATCTACCGTAACATCACGACCATTCACAGGGTCGGTCAAATCACCATAGTCAGGGTCAGCAAAGAAACCAAGAAGTTCTTGATAGACTTGCTTACCAAATCCCCAAAACTTAACACCTTCAGACTCTTCACCACGAACCAATACAGGAACATAAGTTCTCATTTTGGGGGTGAGTTGTTTTGCAAGGTTCCAGTCATCACGATTACCACTTGCCTTCAACTTTTCAGCGAACTCTACAATAGGGTCAGCCTCACCAAATGAAATTGGTGAAATGACATTCTTACCACCTAAATCAAAGTGGAAATATAGTTCAATAAAAGGGTTGTTGGGGTTGTGGATATACGGAAGAATCCGTACTTGTTGTTTGCCGGGAGTCGGCTTCCATAAATTGTCCGTTTTTTGGACTTTTGTCTGAAGAGAATTCAGACGGTTGCGAATTGCGTTTAAATCAATAGCCATAATTATACCATTTTTTATTATTTGTTAAACATTAACTAGTCACTAATATACAACATTTGGTTGACAATTCCAAATGTATTCCAATATTTTTTATTTTTTATTTTACATCTACGATGCGAAACAAACTTGTTTTCAAAACCTTGTATGAGTCCCCATTGGTGAGTATCACACTATTTCTATAAATATCCCAATCAATTTGAAAAGACTTATCTACCACACCACCATTTAGGTCTGATATTAGTCTATTTAACGCATTGATGGTATACATTGTATTTGATTCTTTTTTACGATGAACCATTATTGTGTTTGGTAAGAATGAGTTTTCATTTGTTGGAATGATGTTATAGCTAATTACCAATTCTTTTGATGGTTCTAATTTTAGGATAAAGATTTTTCTACTGAACAACTCGTGAGTTTTCAGAATTGTGTTTACAATACTTTCAAATGATTCTTCGTTTGTGAAGGTGCATAACAATTGGGTTTTCACTCATATCTCCGTAATTATCCGTTTTTCTTAAAACATTTTTGTATTTCAGGGCTATACTTGTAAACCGTGGCCAGCTTACCCAAGTCACCCTGTTTTGACCTTTGTAACTTTTCACCAATAGGAATTCGTTCTCCCTGTTTTGTAATAACGTACACAATTTTAGAACCACCGGTAATTACATCACTACCTCGTTTTGTAACTTCACGTTCCTCACCTACCTCAAAGTTGGATATCATATCATTTTTATCTTTGAATGGTAAACATTTACTCAAGGTTTCCTTGTCAACCTTAACACCACCACTCTCTTGATAGAATGCGTCAGAGTCCGAAAAAACACCTTCTCCACCAAACTGCATTCCTAAATGTAATTTTTCAACAACCGATTCGGCTTCAAGGTAATTACCCATACGAACTTCAGTTCCATCATCTAACTTAATAGTGGTATCATTGAGTTTATTCAACATCTTCATATCACTCTCAACCGTCTTCTTTCTAATCTCTCCAATAGCACCACCAATCTTTGGACCATCCGTAGCTTTGTTCATATCAGAGATAAGTCGCTGTTGGTCTTTTGTTAAAGTAGAATCGGGATTGTTAGCGTATTTAACAAACGCTGTCATCATTTCAGCGTCAGTTGGTGGATTTGAATGGCCATCCGGCAATTCGGATAACATAGCTTTATTTGGTTTCTTACCCAATAATTGATTAGTAACCGCTTTTTTCCAATATTTGTCCGGCTCTCTGCCAGCAGATGTGGTTTTTGCTATATCAGCCAATTCCTCTGGATTTTGATTTGAAAGGTGTTTGGCTGGACCGGTTGTTACATTGTCTAATTCGGCTTCCAATCGCTCGTGTTCTTTTACCGAATCATCAATGATGGATTCCATTTTTGCGGCTTGTTCTTTTGTGAGTTTACCACTTTCAGCAAGTTTACGAATTTGCTCTTTTTTAACTTTACCTTCGGCCCTCAATGAAGATTGTGCTACAATAGCATTCACATTATCTTTATCCGAATAAAATGTCATGTATGTATCACCGGTGGTTTCATCAGTAACAAATATGGCAGTGTCCGATGGATTAGCACCACCACCGCCGCTTTTGATAATTTTTACGGCCTCTTCTTTAGATACTTCAGTATTACCCAACATAACTCTACCTTTAGTCGAGTTAATCATATTTTCTTGGGCCTTCAACCCATTCTTATCACCAAAAAATGCAGTTGCTTTTGGATTTTTTAATCCGTTAGCATTTGAAATTTTTTCGGTAATATGATTGTTTTTACTTTGAGCAGCACGAGTTGCAATAATACATTTTCCAGCAAGACCTACTGAAACTCCATATTTTTTAGCAATATCACGAGCTTCTTTTAGAGTAACGCCCGAGGGTGGTGCTGTTCCATCATTTTCATCACCAAGACCTGAACCTTTTAACTTATTAACATTACTTTCAAGTTGAGAGTCGTAATCAAATGGTTTACCAGAATTAAATGAATCGGTGGCTGATGATATTGATACAATTTCGTTCAACATAGAACCTGGCGAACCTGGTGCTCCTTCACTATCACTAAAACCCACCTCTATGAAAGAATTTATTGACTCTTTGTTTTCTTGAGGGTCAAACTCACCCTTTTCTAATTTTTGTTTTGAGGTATCTTGTTTGGCTTTTGCAGTTTCAATTTCATCATCACTAGCAAGGTCTTGGGTTTCGGCATTGTGTTTCTTAACCTTATATACTGAACCGGACTTTTTATTTTTTACATAAATGTCTTCATCAATATTTTTTTCTTTTTTATCTAACTCATCCTTTTCAATTTGAGTTAACATATCGTATTGGTCAAGTTCCTTTTCATTAGGGTCTTCTTCTTTTTTAGGTGGGATTGGACCGCCACCTTCTAAAATAGCCAATACTAATTCTTTAGCTCTTTTCTCATCAAATTCTTCTAATAAAACTGAATACAATCCTGCAACAGACCTTTCGCTTAAAGGATTGTTGTAAAGTTCGTATCCGACTTCATTCCACCATTTTTTGGAAATACGTTCAATGAGTTTGTTCATAAGTATAAATATCAAATATGTGTTGTAACCATTTCTTTATAGTTGTCACCTACTTCAACGCCAACGGGGAATCCATCTTTTTCCATTATGGATTTTACTTCACTAATATAATTTACATCATCTTTATGGACATCAAACAAAATTGAGTCATATGTGTAAAGTATTGGTAAAGAGTGTTGGGTTTTTAGTTTAGACAATTTATCAAGTATAATTATATTCCTTTCGGTCTCAACGGACTGAAGAATGTAGTTAAATAGTTTATTTTTGTTCAAATCATCAGAAAAAACTATCTTTCGTTTGAATATTGGTGTATAAATTACCTTATCTACCAAGAACTGACGCCATAGGGTCTCAATATACTCTGCGGTTTTACTAAAAAATGGAATATGTTTGTATTCATCTTGGACCCCACCATATAATTGTCGAAAGGTGATGGCTTTTGCGTTTTTGATATCTGCCCCATATTGGTCAGCCAACCATTGGTGTGCTTTTATGTTTAATGGAATGTCTACATCTATAAGTTTACCAATGAGTCGTAGGTGATATCCATCAAAGTCAAGTTGGTATAACTTACCACCCACAAACCTTGATATAAACCTACTACGAACCTCACCATCCTTTGGGAGAGCCGCATAGTTTGTTCCACCAAATGCGTTAGATGGTCGTGATGTGGTAGTCAACATATTATATTGAGTATATTCAATACCATCCGCAGTTTTTAGTCCACCCAACTCCATCCAATTTAAACTTTTAGGATATAGTTGTGAAAATTTACTTGAGGTCGTATTTTGCGACCACAAGTTTTTCCAATCTTGGAATTGTTCGTAGTGTTTCCAAATGGGGATAAGGTCGTTTGCTCTTGGAGCTTTTCTCCTACGAAATACCGTATAAATTGGTTTCTCATCTACATCAAAATTTGACGCCTGATGGAATAACTCCATTTCAAGGTCAAACATATTGTCTATGTAGTCATAGTGGTGTAAGAACTCTTTTAAACCCACTACACATACTTCTTTAAATGGTTTAAAATCAATCTTTTGTGAAATTGTAGACGCTTCTATATTATGGTAATTTACAAACAAGTCCAACTCACCATCGGAAATCAAAATAGATGATATACGAGAAAGCCGTGGGTGTTTCTCCAAACTTGATAGAATGGGGAACACCACAACCTTCTCGGAGAGTTCAGAGAGATGTTTTTGTAATTCTTCCTGCGTGTCTACTATTTTCACACTACAAATATACGAAATTATTCGTTAATATCCAAATTAAACCATCGGAAACCCAGCAGATGAGTTTGTTGTTGATTTTTTCCAAGGTGGATTAGCTGCAAGAGCATCAATTGATGAACCCATAGGGCGTTTTATTGTTGGAGCCCATCCTTTTGAGTGGTTACTAAAATGTTTTTGTCCGTAAGTTTTACTACCGGGGGTTACAGTTCCAATAGCATCCCATGAAGATTCCCATTTATCGAGCAAAGTGCTATCTTTGAATGTGATTGTTGATTGATTAAACGAATCTAACATTTTCATAGATGCTTTACGAAATATGTTCTTTCGTTCAGGTTTAATTACTTCAATGAATAAAACTGAACGTGCTTTAACACGACATACTTTCAAATTCATTGAGAACGACTTACCTTTAACAGGTACGACCACCTTAACAATTTTACCTTGAAGTTCTGATAGTTCCATATTATCGGTAAAGGGTTACGATTGAACCAAAGTGTCGGTCAAAGACTTGAAGAAGGTTCTCATAGTCACCACTTTTCATTTCTTCCATAATCTTACTACCATCTAACTCCAATTGTTTAGCAAGGTTACTTGCAGTTCCAAGAAGAAAAAATGCGTTACCTTGAGGACCTGTGAGGTCAATCTCAATGCCTCGTGTTTTGGGGAAATTTACAATAGCCATATCTAATTATTTTACGATTTCAATCATTCCAAGGGGAACATTGTAGAAACCAACCCCATTTAACACAGACAAAGAAGCTTTAGCTCGGTTAATCTTTTCAACACGAAGTTGTTTACCCATTAACTTGGGGTGATTCACTTGGACAGTAGCCCCAACCCACAAACCCTCTTTAACATCAAGGGCGGTGACACGGCGTTTCATCTTAATGACTTCAACAACTCGTTGGTTCAACATACGGAGGTCTTCAAGGGACATTTGGTTTAATTCAGCGTAATTCATAGTTTTCATTTGTTTATTATTACTATATAAAGATACGAAAAATATTGGAACTGCCAAATTCCTAATGTTAAGAAATTGTTAAATCTTTCTGAACTCGGTAAAGTTTGTTATGTAGTTTACTATCCC